ACTCAACAAAAGCATTGCGTTTTTCAATTTCGCCACCTCTTGTAATGTGTGCATTAGTAAGAGTAATTAAAGATCCAGGAGTAGACGTTACATTCATCCTTCTAGCGTCTAATCCGTTCCTAAAATCCTCCACTAAGATGTAAGGCATCTAACACCTCAATTATTTGCTGGTGCTAAATAGAAAGGATGCCTTGGTCGATGTACTCCTTCTGGTTCACCACCACCGATAACAAATGTTTCCGTCTTTGCGTTTCTAGCTTTTAGTCGAGCATAATGTGCTGTTGCTTGTGCAAGCTTTTGTTGTGCATCAGCTTGTTTTTGCCTAGATAATATTTCTGAAGCTGCAAAAAGAACAATCAGTTGGTCATCTAAATCAGCCGTATCAGACTCGGCTACTAAAGGCGATAGATTGCGTATACCATGTATTCTTACGGAGTCCGTACCATCAGCTTGACTATTGTTTGCTGGTACTGGGAAAAACTCGATCTGGTTATTTTCAAAGTTGTCATATCGTCGGATAGGGGTAGATCTTTCATCAGCATCGCTGTCGTACTGATTATATTCATCAGCTCCTATGCCGTAATGTAACTTCGTCCAGTTATCACCATGTTTTGTTTCTACTCGCGTTATTCTTTCAAAAACAATGTCATTGGGCAAATCGTAGTATCTTTGACCAGCATTTATAGCTAGATCACGTTTTACCTTAAGAAAGTTCCAATTGTAATCATCCCATAATCTTCTTTGGACTCTTTGTAATTGGTTAATCAGAACGTCCCTAGTAGCCTTACCAAGACTAGGCTGTAAAGAGTGACCTACTTCAGCTCGTAAGTCGTTTATTAAAATACCGAGTGAAGTACCTCTTGCCATGTTATGCCTCTACAAATGCTTCATTTTCTGGAGTTGATGGATCATCAGGTATGTAATGACCCTTATCATTCCTAGCTCTTTTGACTGCTTTTTTCTTTTTTGCAGGCGTTTTTTTAGGCTCTTTTTTCAAATCATTCAGCCAGACTGGATCAAGCAAAGCATCAGTAATTCTTGCGTCTTGTAAAGTTTTTGGAAGTTCATTGTATTGACCAAAAATTTCTATAATCTTTTCATCTTTATACAGCTTTCCAAGATGGTCACGTTCTTGCTCATTAGACCTTTCGACTGTATCTATTACTTTGATGTTCGTTACAGCACTATCCCCATGTATATGCTGTAAAACAACGATCTCAGCAATTGATACTGCTGGTTTTTGAATTGTAGCTCTTGGATCTCCACCAATAGCTAGGGTGCAGTTGCATATTTCCATTTTTACCTCCTTGGAAATGTGAGGGGATTAATATCCACCTCGGTTCTTTTTTTTCTTCTTACCTGGCATTTTTAACTCCTTAAAATGGTGGGGATTTCCTTCTCTAGGTCTGCCATAAGCCTAACTAGCCGAGAAAACCCCCATAGTGATGAGGAAAGGCTGAAAGAAAATGAGAAAAGCCTTTCCTCTTGGAAGGAATATGATGTTACGAAATCTCATAAACACCATGACAATTTAGCTGAAACGCAGCTAAAGAAGCAGTTGTTGTAATCGCTCGGAACATCACATACTGCGTTGCTGGTCTGGCTGGAGAGTGTCTTTTCATTTTCTCTCCGTCCATGTAATACATGCACAGTTTTGATGAATCGATGATGTAACAACGCTTATCTGGGTTTTGTCCAGAAATTGTTAGATCATCCAAAGCTGGATCATAGACAAACTTTAAACCATTATAGTTTATCTCACCCACAGCAATGTTCTGATTTCCAGAGAAACCAGTTTGGCTGTAGTTTCCGTTTCGTCTAAGCTCGTCAGCTAGTCTGTCTAGGAACGCAGATCCACAAACAGCAATATCTGGCTTACCACCAAATCGCTTTAATTGACGCATTTCTGTGTGAAGTGTTTCAATAAGCTCTTGACCAGATGATGATGTTGATATTGCAACATTTGCTCTGTTTCTCCACCAAGTATTTGTAACTGTAGATAAGCCACCGACAGTTGTACCAGATGCAGTTGGATCATCGACGATGATAGAACGTATTCCAGCAAGCGCATTTGCGTCACCAGAACCATCTCCATAAAGAAGAGTGTTCATACCTCGGCTGTATCCCTCTAACATATCGTCAAGCTTGTCTTGGAATAGGTTTACCAAAACAGTTTTGTCACGCCCACTATGGTTTGTAACATTGTTTGACGTAGTAGAGTCAGTAACACTAATACCATCCTTTTTAAGTTCGGTTAGTGTAACTGATATACCAGCGTGATGTTCCTTCCAGGCATAGTTTGCCCTTTGGATATTTGCTGGGTTTGCATAAGAAACTGTATCGTTATGCGTATAACCAGCTACAGATGTTGTGTATACACCTTTTACTGCAACAGATAAGTCAGATTTTCCACCAGGAAAAGTTTTAGCTTTACCATCCATAAGGTTAAGCAAAGGCTTATCGGCTAGAGTATTAGCATATACGTTGCCCTGATCTATGTAATAATCAAGAGCAGCATTAGCGATATTCGCTAGTTCGGCTGAGGAAAATGCCATTTTTTACTCCATAAAATTAGGGAGAACTACCATTCAAAGCCATCTCGACTACATCCATTAGACTTTTTGGCTCTGGTATTGGAGTCCCACCAAGTTTTCCACCTTGAGTCGCTTTTATTGGGTTTTTTGTTGTAACGTGCCTACCTTTAACTTCGTTATAAGCTTCTTGCGCTATTCTAAGAGCTTGTTCCTCTGTTTCTGGTCTACCAGTTTCCAACACTTTGACCCTTACGCGATCATTTACTTCTTTTTCGATGCGTGAATAATCTGGATCGGTCTGAGCAATTTTGTTTTCCCATTCGGTAACTACATCAGCTAACTTGTTAATATTTTGCCGTTGTTTTTCTAAGGTTTGTTGCTGTAATTGAGATTCATTTGCTTTTTTCAATCTTTCATTTTCAGCTCTAGCCATAGAAAGCTCTTTCCCAATATCCTCGTCCATATAACCTTGGTCAATTTTATCACGAATATCGTCAGACAATGTTTGCCCAGTTGCTTCCTTTAAAGAAGCCATATAAGGCTCAAGTGCCTTTATCGCTTCAGTAGGACTGGACTTCATCATTGCCATTATTTGAAAACCTTGAGCAGCTTCATCGGCAGTAAGGTTATTAGCTTCAAGATAAGACGTAATTTTTTTGTACTCATCTTGATCTTTTCTAGCCAATTCAAGTTGTTCTTTAGCTTCTTTTCGCTCTTTAATGACTTGTTTGAAACGTGGATGGTTGTGGAAAGGGAGTTTTGCGTTTTCCTCTTCTTCGGCTTTGTCTGAACTTTCGTCTTTTTCAGTAGCTTCGGAGAGGGTTTCTGCTTGGGTTTCGACTTGTTGCTCTTCTTGTTCACCATCTTTCACCTCATCTTCAGAGTGCGACTCTGCTTCCTTAGGAGGATTCATAGCTTTTTCGACGACAGCTAAGAGATCCTCTTCTGTTTCTCGCTCTACGGATGACGATTCCGTCTTTTTCTCGTCCTGGTTTCCAGAAGTAGTGGACGGATCTACTTCTATTTTGGCTTCTTCTGCCATTATGCGTCCTTTCTCAATAACTTGTTGGTCATTATATACATGTTTGTCGTATCTATCAACATTATAGACACACTAATTACCGATTGGTGGCAATCCACCACCAGACGGCAATGTTCGAGGAGAATTATCTCCTCCTCCTTGTGGCGATCCTTGTAACGCTGGATCACCAGTACCTTCTCCTCGTAGCATATTCATTGCTACCATAGAAGGTATTCCTTCAGCAAAAGCTGTTGTTAAATCAAGATTATCATCTAGTCGTTTTAACAACTCTTTTGCTAACCACTTTGGATCTATGCCAGGTATTTGTAGTAAAAACGGCATGATACGTTCTATGTTTGCAAGTTCGGCTGCTCTATTGGGTTTACCAGTTGATCCAGCTTCTATCTCAAGATACACCTCTTCCATCATATCTTCTCGAACTAGATCAGCCCATACAGCACCTTTACCAGCTATCTTCTTTACCTCATCGACTGACATTTCAGCTAACATCACTTGACCAGATGCCCTTGCTATTTCAGACATAAAACTATCTAAATCATCAACATTTGCACCCAAACTAGACATTCTAGCAGACTCGGCAATGCTTGTTTCTGTTGCTGTTGCTCTTGATATGCCACCGAATTGTGCTTCTTGCGCGCCCACAACTAACTGAATATCGTCAAATATAGTCCTAACTTCATATAAATTGGGGTCTATACCGATTTGACCTACTGGCTGTATTACGTCATTTACTCTTTGTCCAGCAGCTAAAGCTTGTAGCTCGATCACGGCATTAGCTGGATGTGTAGCCAGTTTCTCTTTATCTTCTCCCTCAAGAACTCCGGCTGGAGCTGCATATTTTGGTCTGTTTGCTCTTCTATGCTCTCGTAATCCTTGCCTTGCACGATTGTATTCATGTTGCATCGGCAATAACAAATGGATATCAGATGGTGGGTACAATATATCCTTATGCTCTACCTCGTTAAATGCCAGGGTATATACAGGGAAAAAGCTTTCTACTTTTACATCTGGTGACATAGGTTCGCGTAGAAAGTCATCGTATCCGTCAGCTATGCAATATTGTAGTCCAGCTTTTTTGTCGTAAATCTCGTATATCTGGACTAATCCCTCGTCAACATCTTCTTCATATTTCGCACCAGAGTAAGGATCACTCTTGTCAGAGTTAGAGAATCCCTTCATATCGTAGCTTCTGTATTGATCCGTAACATCGACGTTGTAGATTTCCTTAACTTCATCAGGAGTTAGGTACATTTCGTGAGCAATCCAGCCAGCTCCAACAAATCCTCGTAACTGCCGACACATCGGATCAACTATAATGCTGTTAGATTCTGGGAAATCAAAAACTAAACCTTCGCGTATAGTTATTAAGGGCTCTTCCATTAATGACTGCATAGATAACATTAATGCTTCGATCTCTGCATCATCCTCCATAATATCACCATCGGCTGCTTCTTGTGCAATCCGTCTAAGATAGTCTAACCTGGCTTGCACATCTGTAAGTTTCTGTGTGATTTCTGGCTGTCTATCCATATCACGCTGAAAACCTACTTTTACAAAACCAACACCAGTTGTAATTACTCGTCGAACAAGACCTTTCATTTGTGACTTGAATGTAGGTTGCTGTTCTTTCATGAAGTAATCGAAAAGTGCTTCCAATGTTTTGGCAACATTATCAAGCATTTTTCTCTGGTTTTGCGTCTGTTTGAAGTCCTCGATAATAGCAAGTGCTTCTGGAGGAGGAGGTAACTGCTGTTGTGTAGCAAGATCTCTTGCTTGATATGCCATCATCAAGGTCTTTTCATCACCATCCCAGACAGCATAATCTAGTCTGTTACGCCTTTTAGCAATAGCTTTTGGGTTTTTTGCGTACAATGATGCAGTTCGTTGCTGAACGTGACGCTGTAATATGTTTGCAACATAATTATCATCGCTCCATTGTGTATCATCAAACCCATTGAGAGCTGCGTCCATATCTCGGCTCATTTTGTTGAAGTCATCTTCAAAATGACCTTTTGCCGATTTGATTTTGTTCATCCAGTCACTTACAAGAGCTTTTCTTCTAATTGTTGGCTCTTGTTTTTCTTCTTCTATAACTGTTATTTCTAGCTCTTTATCATCTTTATGTGGCATTACCATCCTCCAGCGTTGTTTTCTCTCATTTCAGCTATTTCTCTTTGTCTTGAATCCCATTTTACCCAAGCTAAAGTACCTACTTCTGGCGTAAGATCTTCTTTCTTAACAACTCCACCAGGGGCAGTAAGTCTTGCCAAACCCATTCCGATCCAAGCTAAAGCATCGACAAAGTCGTCATGCCTAGAGTTGGGAAATTTTAAAATCTCATCTACAGCTTTTTGTGTCCATGCAGAATATTTTGGTAGTTTTACTTTTTTCATAGCGACTCTACCCATAATAGACTGTGATCTCTGCACCTTGTTATGTACTGGAGTTACTTCTTCAATACGGCAATACACTTTCTCCTCTGCCATCCTTTTTTGCAAGAAAGGACGTATTGATTTGCTGATATGTCCTTTTTCTGCCCACCAAACGAGTGGTTTGTATTGTTTCATAATGTCTAACATTGCGTTTACGACCTTATCGACAGCTCTTTTTTCCCACCAGCAGTCTAATAAGTATATGTCGTCAAACCTATCTACTCCAACAACCAGCAAACAAGTAGCATCATTGCGTGTTTTATCCGTTCCTACAGCATGATCGGATGCTACATAGACCCTTAGATCATCTGGTAGCTCATTCTTGTCGTAAAACACTAGATCTTCTCTCTGAAACAGATCTCCGTCCTCTGGCGTAGGTTGTCCCTGGTACAAAGCATGAAAACCTCTTGGATCTAAACGTCTTTGCGCTTCCATAAACTCCATATCAAACCTCTCAGGCCAAAGAAGTTCTCCTTTTTTACGTCCTAATGTATCTTCTTCATTAGCTAACGCTGGTAAATTAATTATTTTCCACTTTGATGCTTCTTCTTCTGAGAAATGTGGGTTAGTAGGATCGGTCAAACGACCAATAAGATCGTCTTCATGCCAGCGAGTCTGCACAATAACTATTGATGCGCTTGCTGTCATCAAACGAGTCATAAGAACCTGGGTAAACCATTGCCATAGCTGTTCTCTGAGGGTAGGGGAGTTGGCTTCTAAGCTATCTTTGATAGGATCATCGAGGATAACAAAGTCGCCACCACGACCAGTTATAGATCCACCTCTACCAACAAACACAGACATACCTCCAGATCCAGTTTGTATTCTGGACTTTGATGCTCCACCTTTACGAAAGCTAAACTTGGGAAAAATTTGTGCGTATTGTGGTGTAGTCATAATATTACGAACATCAGCACCAAAGTCCTTTGCGAAATCTTCATTATAAGTAGCGAAGATTACGTTTCTGTAGCTATCTTTGCCTTGCAACCAAGGTACAAATCTTCTGGAAACCAGCTCAGATTTGCCATGACGAGGGGGCATAGATACTATTAATCGAGGTATATGACCTTTTTCGACCTTTTCTAGCACCTTGGCTAACGCTCTATGATGTTTAGCATCTTTAAACATCGATAGCTCTAGGTTGTCTGGATCATCAGGATCAGGCATAGTAAATTTAACAAACTTCAATAGATCATCACGGCACTCTAACGCTCTTTGCTGGCGTTTGGCTGCTGCAATCTTCTTATCAAGTTCGCCTATTTTTACATGTTTATTCATACTTTTCCCAATGAGGTGAATCGAGGAAGTAAGATCTCCCTTCAACTCTTCTAACGTCGATGTATTCATTCATCATTTGCTCGCAAGTCATGTTAGGCTTGCAAACATCTTTTATATGCCATGAACTGCCCCAACGTAGATTTTTCATACCTACTTCTTTGGCAGCCGTTATCATTGCATCGCCAATCTTCCAGTACATATTGTGTTCCCAGCATACATTTCCGTCTTGATCGTATGCAAGAAGATCTACTGCCCAGCTATAGCCATCATCTTGAATTAAGTGACGCGATTTCATGGTTTGGCTACGCCCTTGCTGGACAAGCTTTTTCTGAGTTTCCAGATCTCGAACCCCAGCCGTCACACCAAAGTCTACTTCCGTAATTTCAATGGCACGTTTTACTGTTGCTACAAGATCTGGATAAACTCCCTCCAGTTTTCCAAGTGAACGATTTGATAATTTAAAGGTCATGCTTTTTTCTTTGTTTTAGATTTTACGATTTTCTTTTGCAAAAATTTAGGAAGTGTCTTTTGAGCATTTGTAAGTTTTTTGGTTTTTGTGTTAGATGATTTTTTCTTGCCGTACATTTTTACCTCTCTTATTTTTTCTTTTTATTTTTTTTGCTGTTTGGAAAGCCAGCTTTCATATTCGCATAAGCTTTTGGGGTGATCGTCGAGTTTTTCTTAGATCGACTAATACCCTTCTTCTTTCGTGCGTTTATGTTTGCGTATAACCCTGGTTTTGTCATATTTTCTCCTTTCACCAAGCTCTGCAAGACCAGTAACGTGCCGAGAACTTATCAGTTGCCGTATCGCACCTATGTCTTGCTCTAAAACTCTTGCGCCTTGCTGGGTTGCTTTTCTTGATCTTCATGTTGGCATCCCCAAATCTAATTACTTTTTCTTTGCCGTTCTTACACGCCTTAACAACGGACTTTTTGCCACCAGATATGGATCTGCGTGGTTTGTTACAAGGCATTTTGCTTTTATCAACTCTAGCCACTTATTTTCTCCTTAGTTTGCTAAATGATCTCAATCCAAAGCTTGCAGCTATCGACGCATACATTCCGTATGTTATCCACTCTGGGCATTTTTCGAGGTTCTCAAACCCTCTCTGCATAATGTCTTGCATCCCTCCCCAGGGGATGAAGTTAGCAACAAGTATAAGTACAAATACAATCGTCCATAATTCATCTTTAAAACTGCCTTTCGATGCGTCCATTGCCATTGTTTCCCAGTTGGCTGTACCCTCGGCAATCTTCTGTTCTTTTACAGCTTTTGCTTTCTGGATCTGCGCTTTGGAGTCTAGAAAACTTGTGCCTAAACCAACGACACTACTAAGGATCTGACCGATCATTGCCACCTCCTTTGGACTCTTTGTTAATGAAAACGGCAAACGATCCTGTCATTGCCCCTGTTACAACCGAAATTAGTGATGCCATTTGTGTGCTTAACTCTGGTTGAGATAAAGCGAACTCGATACATCTAATGTAAACAAGCGTCATGACAATCATCATAAATCGAGGAACTATTTGCCATCTATTAAGAGTTTCTGGGGTCATTCCAATGCCTTTTTTATTGATTTCATAATGCTATCTACTGTGATCTTTGGGTTCGGATCGTACTTACAAACATAGGTGGGGGGACATTGACCCTCGTAAACACCGATAGACATTGTTTCCATTGTCTTGTTTGCTCCCTGGTATATGCAGAAATATTCAGTCAACCACTTACCTCCAGAAAAAGCTTTCTTGCGTACTCTTTTTGCCAATCGGCAGGTTGTAAGCTTGCCGTTGTCCATACGTTCTGTGTTTTTGCTCCAATGTGTGCGTTCATCCGATCTCACCTCTGTCCAGCAAAACAAGCCCATAAACAAGCCAAAGAAGAATAAAAACGCCAATAACGAGTGTGATGAATACAACGACATACTGGATGACCTTTTCCCTAAATTGCAAACGCGCGTATTTTTCGTCCCTCAATCTGCGTCTGATTTTTCCCTCCATCTCAATCAACTCTGCCCAGGCATGGCTGCCATATCTCAGCTTTATCATTTGCTCTAACGAATATCTGTCCTCAGAAAGCTTCTTTTTTGCCTGAAAAGCTTCAAATGCAAGACCCTCAACGCCCTTGCCACTAAGGAGTTTGCGAAATAGAGTAGGGTTCTTTGCCCCTTTTTCTATTTCGTCAATCTCTGAAGATGCAGACATCCATTTTCCGATTTCGGCACTCATGCTCGATAGATCCTTGCCATGATCGTAAAATTTCTTGATTTGCGACATTGCCGAGGAAGCCACACCCAACGCCACGGTTACAGATCCAGGATCAAACATACCTATCTCCGTAGGCTAGTTGATTTAGTTTGATCGTAACTCTATACATTCAAAGCACAACAGTATTAAAAATTACACCAAAAGAGCTAACTACATAAAATGCTGTTATCGATATTACAACTTTCTCAAGTCTGGATACTCTACGCTCCATATCTTGACGGAAGTGATACATATCATTCTTAAGCACACTTAGTTCCATCAAAATTGCGTTTATATCTTTCTGTGTCATCTAACTAACCACATTTCGACTTCTGAATTTAGATCAAATAACTTTTTCCATTGTGGTGCAGTTGGTTGACCTTTAAGTAAAGGCAACTTACCCATAAGACCAATAGCTTGCCATTCTGGGCGATCTTTTCTTGGGATATATGTTTTACTAGGATCATAATCTGCTGATACTTTTTTACGTTGTTTTGTTATTGTCTTTGCATCGGCTGGAATATCTTTTTCTCTTCCAGCATCAATCATTGCTTGTCGTGTTGTTTGTGTTTTGTAGGATTTTGCTTCTTCGTCATATTCGCCCCAAACTAACAATTCATAATCCTCATAAACTTGCTGACCAAACTTGTCACGTTCGTGCATCCCTGTCCAATGCGCCCAAGCACTATCACCAACAATAGCTGCCTCAACGGAAACAATACCAAGAAAATCAGAAGCATCATCTTCTGCCGTAGCAATCTTTATCTTACCATCTGTAGTAAGAGCTACTGGATACCCACGACGATCTTCGTTTTTAGGGTTTCCATCAGCCCATTCAAAATATTCTGCGTAGTCAGCATTACCCAGGTCTGCACCACCATCAAAATACCCATTACCAGATGCGTCAAATTCAATTCTGGGTGAACCTCCAGAAGTTGAAAGAAATACATCATCTGAATTAGGTGACTCTCTACCAAAGACTTGAGTATGTCCAGCAGAGGATGTTGCTCCATGAGTGTTTCCTGTTCCTGAATAAGCAATATATCCATTATCAGCAGCCCTGTAAGATGAAGTAGAAGATGTTGTTCCCTCTCTTACACGCCCAGCGAACACAGTATTCCAAGACCAAGCTCGTCCAGCTTGATCCATAAGATGGGCAGTACTTAGTCGTGACATAGTTGGGCCAGTTAAACCAGTATCATCTCTTACATCTCTTGTATGTGCTTGAAAGACTGCAAGTTCAGGGTCACTACTATCTCCTCTTGACTGAATAAATGTCCTATGAATATCACCAGTTCCGTCAGCCGACTCTGCTGTGTATGCACTTACATGAGAGTGACTTGTAATGTAAGTTGTATCCGTGCCACTATTGTGCATCCTCCCGGAACTGATATTGTCCCTTACGTAAACATCATCATCTTCTACTGAAAAAACATTAACGCCTCCAAATTGAACCGAAAAATACTTGTCCCCAGAAGATGAATACGTTCCGTCAGCATCAACATCAATACTTAAAGCATCAGAGTTTGTCTTTATGTTACCAGCCGTAATATCTATATCAGCAATGCTTACTTGGTCAGCACTTGCATCAACTTTAAATAAATCATCATCGTTTTGGCTTTCAATACGGAAATCTATATTCTGTGCATCTTGGTTGAAAACTGCTTCAGTATTGTTAAGCGTTAATGCTCTTCTGGGACTAGAACTTTTTTCTATTTTAAATTCTAATTGGCCATCTTGAGTAACATGACTAACTATCGTAGCTTCAATAGCAGCATAAGTACTTTGAGTTTGCACACCTTGGGGAACACCTACAAAATAAACTGCACCTATACGCTCACCAGACGCTATAAACTGGGAGTCACGAAATAAAGTAATATATGGGCCAGCCAATCCAGAAGATCCATTTGTTGATGTAAGACGGATCATTCTAGTATCAGTTCCAGTAGCTTCTATGGTTGCTTCTGGATCGGTTCTGTTAATCCCAATTCTATTATTAGACGTGTCAACGTGCAGAGTGTTTGTATCTACTGTCAAACCACCCATGCTGTAGGATGCAGTACTATCTAGTTCGGTTGCACCAACTTTTCCGTCAGCTATTAAGTTTGCTAAATCTCTTGCTCTTGTCATTTACTCACCTTTTTGATTTGCTAGATATTTTGCTTTCATGTCAGCCGTAAAATAATCTGTAAGCTCTTTTTTAAGGTCGGCATCAACCTCACCAAAAGTATCTTGCAATACTGTATCCCAGTCATAATCTTCTTGTTGCCAACCTTTAGGAGCAGATATCACAGATTTTATCTCACCTTCATTCTTAGCACCTGACTTAACTTCATCGTCATCTGCTTCATAGAAAGTATGCTCACCGATATCTTCCCAAACATTTGAACACATAAAACCACACGCATGATTGTCAGATGTACGCATTACATCAACTGAATACATTTGTTTTGTTGTTATATATTTGCTCATTTGTTTCTCCTATTAGCTATTTGCTATGTATAAAAAACTTACATACCACCAATTTCTGGTGGAACTTCTACGAATTTCACGAAACTGAACTCGCCTAAAAGCATGAGCGCCACCATAAGAACCACCAAATCCACTTGAACCATATGTACCCTGTCGTAACCATCTTGAGTGCTGTTGGTCTTGTACAGTTGCTTTTATATAAGCTCTTGTTGTGTTTCTTCCGATAGTTATTTTTTTTGGAGAACCCAAAACAAGAAAGTCCCCTTCAGCTACTGTCCAGTCTGTATGTCCACCACTAATTATATTGAGAGATGTAAAGGGCAAACCATTGAAATACATGGCTGTATTGTCACTTGAAGGTTGACTTGTCATTCGTCCTTCTGCTTGACACCAAACAATTCGTCCTACCTTTTGATATCTTCCTGTAACACTAGAATAACCACCTTGACTAAATGAAGGCGTCCAACTTCCTTGTGTCGGTGCAGATGATGGAATACTTGTGAGGTTAGCTGCCGAAAAAGTTGGAGTGCCAAATCGAGCGTTTGGAACTGTCCCACTTGTAAGGTTATCTGCGTTAAGGTTAGATAAATCAACGTGCTGTGTTACTGACCCACTCGACAATCGTGCATTGTCAAATGTCCCAGCCGTTATAGCTGACGCTGGAAAAGAATATCTATTTGATTCATAAGTACTCATCTATTTCTCCATCAATAGCCAACCCTGAGTATCCCCTGAGAATACCAGAGCAAATCCAGCACGTTCGGTAGCGACTGTCATATCACTAGCGTCGCCTTGTATATTCTTTCCGTTACGAGCCACAGTTAAATTGTTTGTATCGAATGTTGCACTCAAGTCTATAAATCGAACAGTATCCCCAGCCGTTGGACTGGCTGGCAATGTTGCTGTGATTGCAGAACTTGATGTATCTACAAAGTATCCTCGACTTGCCGACACATTGAACGCAGATGTTTTTGTTTCCCAAGTAAAATCCTCTTGCAACGTAACCGAACCACCCAGGGAAACAGCAGAACCATTTATAGTTATACCTGAATTAGCAAGAGCAGAATTTGGTATAGATGAAAGCCTAGCGTTAGAAAGTGTACCACTTGTAATATTAGACGCATTTAAATTAGCAAGTTCAAACGTGCCATATGTTATAATATCTACAACGTCACCAGCCGTTAATGCCGACGCAAAAACAACCGACGTTCCACTCGTAACCGTTACGTCCGACCCATTAACCATTTTTACGCCTGACAAAAATACGTCAATAAATCCAGAGTCGTATGCAAGCGTGTTTCCGTTATCATCAGCACCAGACACAGTTGTTGGCGTTCCAGATATAGTATAGGTAAATCGTTGTGACGTTCCGTTTACAGATGATCCAGCGTTTTGCCACCCACTACCACTATAAACAAGTAAAGTTCCATTATTCAAAGTTGTATCGAAAAATAAATCTCCAGCATCAAGTGTGTTGTTAGCAAGAGCGTTTCTTTCCGTGGTCGTTCCTGATTGATAAATACTACCAAAAGCAGTAACTTGACCAATATTCGACGCTACGGAATTAATTGCAGATATGTTACTTCCAACACTTTGCACCTGGGTAGATATGCCATTTACTCCAGAAACAGCAGAACTAATAGTGTTTACCCCACTTATATCTGTAGTTATTGCTCCCAAGGCAGACAATTCTGTATTCAAACCAGCTAACGTATTTACGTTAGATATGTTGTTTCCTGTTAAATTTACATTGGCAATAGACCCAGCAACTAGCGAAATATTGCTGTCTTTTACTGTAATTGTATTGCCCATAGCATTACCATGAGAAGTACAATAATAACGCATAGAGCTAGGTGCAGTCGACGGAACATCAAACACAACTTTTGCTCCAGAAGTACCAGCCGATCCAGTTGTCGTTACTCCAGTAGTCCAAGAGTTTCCAGATCCGTCTAAAAAACGTAATGGATGACCTGATACAGAAGAGTCCGAAACATCAAAAATGTAGCTGTTACCCCTAAACATTTCTATAGCTGGGTTGTTATTGCCATCCAAAACAAAAACATTTGCTCCAGCTCCACTATCATACGCAACAGTAACCACATATGTCTTCTCAAGAGAGTCAGCAAGACTCGTAACATCACTCGCAATATTGGCTACTGTCGTTACATCCGAACTTATGCCAGCCGTAGTACCAATATTCGCAATAACACCACTTGCGTTTAGGTTTGCCATGTTGCTTATCACACCAGACGCATTAAGGTTTGCCATGTTCGTTACGTTAGTTGAAGTACCTAATACACCCATAGCTGTCACGTTTGCTGTCGTTCCCAAGTGACCCATAGCCGTTATATTAGGAGCTGTACCGAGTAAACCTATTTCTGTCGAAACAGAAGCTAGAGAATTTACATTAGCAATATTCGTAGCCACAGTACCCACATTTGCGTTAGTCGCATAGTATTTAGCCGAATATTCGCCAGTATTACCTACAGTACCAGAGGTCTTTATAGCCCAATCCTTTGCCGATCCAGACCCATTATCAACCCCAGTACCCCCAATTGCATACGCTTTTGACGAATAATCAGCAGATTCTACAAGACCAGTAGTCTTTCTTGCCCAGTCGTCAGCTTCATCAGCAAACCCAGAAGCGTTTGTCTGAGCCAATTGCGCTGCTTCTTTTGCAGCTTGAGCCACAACAGATGCACCAAATACAATAACATTTTCGTTTCCAGATACGGCTGGTGTGCTTGGGGCAGTAACAAAAGTTAACGTGTTTGTTGATATAGAAAAGTCATCTCCTGGGTTTTTTAACGCACCATTAACAAAAACCAAAACATCCGTGTTCGATGTATATGATGAACTTAACGTAAATGCCGTTTGCGACCCAGTTCCCTCGAACTTGTCAACAGTTGATGCTGTGTTTGCTATTCCAGCATTAGCTATCAATATCCATTTGTCTGCCGTTAGATCCGTTTCGAAAGCTGAAGAGGATGTGTGAGCCGAGGTTGCAACGTATGTAGCACCATTGTTATCTACTAGATCACCTACTGCATAAGTCCTACTCGCTGTCCAGTCGCCTTGTATTGAGTACGAGCCAGTTTTCATGAGTGCTAACGCACCAGCATCAAAACTGTCTTTGTGTACTGCTTGGTTCTTTATCTTGCCATCGTCTTGCTGGATCTTCGCTATATTGGTGTTCAGATCGTCTAGTGTTAGCTTGACTGTATTCAGCTCTGCGTCTACTTGTGTCCCAGGTAAAGGCGTTGCCGGACTTGTGGTTTGGAAGTCATTAAAATTAAACTGCCTAGTATAGTTTCTCGGTTGAGCCATACCATCCTCGATTTGTTATTTGTTGGTCATTATATACCTGTTTGCCCCATCTATCAACAAACCAACACCTAAAAGTTCACTTTTCCAAAAAATTTGTATCGGTGGGGTTAATATAAAGTCAAGTAACTGTTGGGGTAGCCTAGGGGGTGGGTCGTAATTTAGGTCAGATATCAGCAAAAAATAACTAATTAGTTCTAATTAAACTACTTAAACACTATATAAATATAACTATAATTAATGTTCTGCGTTGTTCAGGCTGGCGTAACGTCTTTTGCTAGGCTACTCTTCTCATCTTCTAGCTTTCCAATAACTCTTGCCAGCTCGTCCGTTGTCATTTCGCCTAGTGATTTGCTATCGAGGTCTTTATCTCGATCCTTCGCTAGATCTCCTGATAGCTCAAGCACAGTACGAGAAGCCGAAACCTTGGCAGAACCAGGGGCGTCAGGGTCGAGCATGACCGATCTAAGCGTTTCTACTGCCAAACTGGCTAGATCTGTTTGATATACTGTTTGTCTTGCAAGCCGAATAGCATGGATAATATTAGGATTGCGAGTCAATATATAAGCAGACTGCTTAGGGTGTTTATATCCAGATAAACGTGCAGACTCAGTAGGGTTTTTGTTTTCTTTTACAAGGTAATCAATGAAAGCCTGTTGTTGTTCACTTATCGATCTTTTTCGTTCCATTAACATAAGCGCTGCGCTCCTAATTTGTTCGCGAATAACAGACAAAACATACCATAATTATTTTTTTGCTTGAATACGGAATGTTTGGCAGTATACTTAATGTTGATCGACAGATCATACATTAACGATAATAGGAGCAGAACTATGAAAATCGCTTATTATGTATCAACCAGCATTGCATGTGCTTTAATGTTATCTGGTATCTTTTGTATTTGTAGTAGTTTATTTTTTGCGTTAGACGAAACAACATTACCGAGAGCATATCTATTAAGCTTGCTCGGTTTTGTCCTTACTATGTTTTCCTTTATGTCTGCAATTTTTGCCGACGATATAGTTGGTAGATAAATGCCACGACCTGAAGGGAATCGCTGGGTTAATGCTTCATGTTACATCGCGAACTATTGCCCTAAACCAATTGGTGGAGATCATCGCGTATTTTTTGCACTAATTGGACGTAAATGGGTTCATCTAGCTACTGGCTACAACCAGCGAGCTAAATGGACTCGATCACAATGGAATGATTATCTTAAACAAATGGATGCGCCAGACATGTTTAAACGACATGGAGGTAAACCAGTAATACGACAACTGGACATTGTTAAAGATGCTGAAGAAATTCCATTGCTACCAACTGAACCAGTCCGGCAAGAGATAGAACAGCCGTTAACTGGTCAACTCTCATTATTATAGAAAGGGATTATAATGAATATGAATAAACCAATTGTTACGGACTTTGAGAAGATCCAGACAGCAATTAATGAAAATCAATTAAGAGCAGTTTTAATTGACCCATTTAAACAGCGTGTAAAAGAAGTAAGAGTTAAACAAGGGAACACCGACGATATTTATGGAATGATTGGTGCAAGCCTTTTTACGACTGCCCCTTTTTATCCTCGACAAGTGAGGAGAGGAGGGGAAGTTCTTGGCAATGTCCAGCACGATATATTTGTAGATGACGAGGGTTTATTTAAACCAGACCAGCGTTATTGGTGGAATAAAGCGACTGGGCAGGTGTTAGCTGGTAAAGGTCTTGTATTAGCCTTAGACGACGAGGGACAATCTAGCCATTGTCTTTGGTCTGATGTAGGCGTAAAGGCGCGTATTAACTGGATAGGGGACAAGCAAACCTTATCAATGATGCAAAAACTAGGGGTTTTATCATGAGTGCTTTGTATGAAGATAAGCCCAACAGACCGACAATACAATCCAGCCCTTTAATCGATCCGAGCATGGACTGGAAAGAAGCGTTAGCCGTTGTTGATAATATGGTCAGGCAAAATTTAGTTGATAGAGTGCCAAACTATCCACCGATCAACTGCAAAGCCATACTAGACCAATACACGCCTAATCAATTGATCTCAGCGTGGTTAATCGTTTCTAGAGGGTATTCAGACTAATTAAGCCGAAACCAGCCAGATCATCGATTTGGCTGGTCTGATCTATCGTGGTGATAGATTACTGATGATGGCAGTCCCATTTTAGTCGATAAAAGGATTTTAATTATGGAAAAAAAACAAGTATGGGTTTTTCAATATCGCAGAGCTTATGACGAGGATTACGTTGAGATCTTTGATAAGAAACCTTCGAGGGAATATCTCGACAAATTGCTGGTAGAAGAATTACTTCCTGATTTTGAAGATACGACACCAGCCAGAGAGAGGTTATCAGCAGACCCTTGTTATTATGAGGAGCTCTACAGTTGCGAAATAAACGTTGTTGCAACAGAAGATCAGGAGGTGGCAAGATGAGTACTAGAAGTAGAATTGCCGTTGTCGATGCACCTGACAAAGTGTTATCGATCTATTGCCACTCTGATGGATATATAGAGGGCAATGGGATTTGTTTGCATGAGTATTACAATAGCAAGGAAAAGGCTCTTGATATAATCAAGCAAAACGATTGCTCTTATTTGTCCAGCACAATAGAGGAGTCGCGCTTTTACAATACTTGGCGTGGTGACATAACTGAAGCACTTCGATTTTATAATATTGAAGATTGCTTAGATCACGCTTTTTTTAGAAATGAGTTTTCTGGAATCGAGTACATGTATATTTGGATGGACTCACAATGGTTTGTGAAAGCTGGTCATTTTCTCGGTAGGTCGGATCGGACTATCGGACAGCATACATTAATTAAGCTGGAAGACGCTATCTCGTATGAAGAAAATCGACACGAGAGAGAAGAGAACGAGGTTTAATCATGGAACGTATAACACTAGATGAACTGCGTAAGAAAGGTGGGTTCAAACCCATGCACAATAAGAGTGGGTACGCATTTTTTGGAGGTAAGACGCATAGCGTTTTGGCAGACCATGTAGACCCAGACGACGTTGAAGACTTCGAGGACTTGGATTTCCTCGTAATCGGATACGCAAGAAACAAGGAGGAAAGCGATGCCTAAGTACAAGGTAACTGCCACGATGGACGTGGGGTATTCAACTGTCGTTGAGGCGAAAGACGAGGAAGAAGCATACGCCATCGCCAAAGACACAGATGATTGGGAACAGACCGACAATGGTCACGACTGGACAATCGAGAATGTATACAAAATGGAGGAAAGTAATGCCTAAATACATACCTGAGACTGGCGACCTTAACAACGTCGTCATGACTGGTGATGAACTGATGGGCGCTGTCGAAAGCAACGTCCGTACGTTCTCCACCGACTTCAAGACCGACTGCATGTTCGTTGGTGACGGCGCGGCTACTGATGGCGACACTGTTTATCTGCCATCCATGCAAGGCGATGCCGATATCACTCAACGTCAAGCGTTGGTGTTGAACGGCTATGCTCTGCACGAGACACTGCACAAACTACTGACGGACTTCAATTGGTTCAAACGTAAAATCAAGAAGTGGGGTCCGTTCACGAAGGCTATGCACAATGCAATCGAAGACATCCGCATCGAGCATGGTGGTCAGACACTGTACAATGGTCTAGCCAAGCAAGTCGACAAGACTGCGCGTGAGGTCAACAGAGCCTTCATCGACGAGGTGTATCCGCAAGACAAGGACATCGTCAAAGACTTCGGCAAGATTGGTCCAGTCGCGGTTACATGGGCTGGGCGCAAGGCTTTGGGTTATCAAGACGAGAGCAATGAAGAAGCACTTGCCCTGCTACCTGATGACATTCGCAAACGTGTCGAACGCATCGCGGCTCAAGCCATGAAGATTGATACTGGTGTTCGTGGCATGGGTAAAGTCGACCAACGCGCCGCTTACAATGGTTGCAAGAAGGGTGGCGACTTGGCAGAGCGCATCACCAAGGAGTTGATGGAGCAGATGCAACAGCAACAACAACCCCAACAAGGCAATGGTCAAGGTCAAGATGGGCAGGGTCAGGAGCAAGACACGCAACAAGGCAACCAAGGTTCTGGCGATGCGCAAGGCGAAGGCGATGGTCAAGGCTCTCCATCCAACGAGCAAGGTAAAGACCAAGGCGAGGGTACAGACGAGGGCGCAGGCAAGTCGGGCAACGAGATGACCGACGACGACTCGTCCAGTACGTCTGGCAACGAGGAGCAGAAAGGCGGTGACATCGGCAATGGTGGCGGTGGCACAATCGAACAAGAGCCAACTCCTCTCGACCCAAACCTCGACGCAGTAACCAATCGTATTGTTGATGAGATTAACTCGAAGGACTACCACGGATACAAAGTATGGTGTCCGAACGGAGACGAACTGAACACTAGGTTCAAGAGGGAATCTCACTCATACGACTTGAGTAGTGAATGGGGCAGACGAGACTACGAACGTCTCAAGAAGAACTGTGGAGGTAGTCTTGCCACCATCAGACGTAAGCTTGAGCGTGTGCTTTTGCAGATGAAGGACACACT